AACGCATCCGCCAACTCCTCGCCGCTGAGGATGTCCGGGTCGCCGAAGTCCTGGGCCAGCATGAACTTCGCACGCGGGGCGCACTCGCCGGCGATGGGGCAGAACCGACAGGCACTTTCGCTGGGGCCGAACGGGGCATCCTCGGTCAACGCAAGTTCCCCGACGAGCCGGGTGTCGTCCCGCCACTGCACCAGTTCCGCCCGCGTCAGCGTCTCCTCGGAGAGGTTGTTCATGCGGGGCTGCCAGATCGTGTTCGTGACCTCCCGGATGGTGAGTGGGTCCTTGACCAGAGTCTCCAGCGCACCCACCCCGTAGAGGCGAGCCTGACTGTTCTTGATCGCCACGACCTTGACGCCCGCGCCATACTTGATGTCGATGACGCGGACCCGATCGCTGTACACGATGATGGCGTCAGCCGTACCCCAGCATCCAGGGATACCCGTCTGCACGACGACCTCCAGGAAGAGTTGCGCGCCCTCCTCTTCGGCGAGATACTCCTCCAGCAACGTGATCCACTGCTCCACATAGCGGAGTTGGTCGTCGCGCCATTCCTCCTCGGTCTCGAGCGCCCACTCCAGACGGTCCAGGGCGTACTCACTCGGCTCCTTGTTCAGGATGCGCCGTGATGCCTCGATCTCGCAGAGCGTGTGGAAGTCGGTGCCCTCACGGGCGTACACGCTCTCGATCTGCGTGGGGAGATCGCGGCACATCCGGACCGAGGCCGGGCAGGTAATCCACCTGCCGCTGGCACTCGGGCTGAGTATGGCGTGGCCGTTTCCACCCATCAGATGAGGTCCTCCAAGTCCGCCTGGACGTACTTGGCGAACTGCGACTCGAGGACGGCCCGCCACTGGTTCCCGTGAGTCTCGAAGAACTCCTTGATCTCGTCACGCGAGGCCAGCCGGTCGAGCCGTGCGTCGTCGTTGATCACGGCGATCTGCTCGCGGTGGGCGTCCGTGAACTCGTCGCGGAGGTAGACGGCTACCTTCACGAGAGCGCCTTGAAGAAGTCGCGGACGTTGTCGGCGTTGAGCTCTCGCACCCGGCTCGCTCCAGCGGCATCCAGCGCCTCGCGCACCTTGGCCGCGTCACCGCCACCCACCATCTCGGTCGCCTTCTTGACGGCCAGCGCGAGGAGGTCCTCGTCGCTCATGTCCTCGTTGGGGTCCTCGTCGGGGTCCTCGCCCAGGACGTCGTCCTCGATCGGCTCTTCAGCCATCGGCTCCGGCTCGGGCTCAGGCTCGGGCTTCGCCGCTGCCTTCTTGGCCGGTGCCTTCTTCGCGGGTGCGGGCGTGACGGCCTCCTCGGCCTCGTCGGCAGGGGCCGTCGCTACTCCGCCCAGCAGGGCGAGGACTTGGTAGTCCAGCGGGGAGAGGTTCGCGGTGTCAAAGGTGATCTGCATGTTCAGTCCTCCTGGTTGAAGTAGTCGACAACGGTTTGCCGAACAGGTGTGTCGTTGCCCTCGTCATCGGGCGATCCCAGGATCAAAGCCGTGCCGTACAAGATCACGTTGCGTCCAAGGATGAACCGCGCGAACTGAGTCGCGAGCGGGTTGGGTGGAAGCGCCCTGAGCAGGCCCTCCTCGTTGACGTACATTGTCGCCACGTTGCCGAGGACGCCCTCGATGTAGCCGCCAACGACGGCCTGGAAGGACGCAAGGTCACTCCCGATCTCGGTGTCTCGGACTGTGCCGTCAGGGTCTACGATCACGGCTCTGATGGTTGCCATCTGGCTTTGCCTTTCTCGGTTTCACCGGGGACTCCCCCCGGCGTGTTGCCTACCGCTAGCCTAGCGTGCGGGTTATCAACGCACAAGGGTTTGCGGTCGTTCGGCTGCGTCACGACCACCACAAGTCTTCGTAGAACCCAACGTCCAGAATGGTCTTCGCCCCGGCGGACGAGAGAGCCTTCTTCCACTGAACGTTGACGTCTGTGCGGGACTCCATGCCTCGCCAGCCTGCCTTCTCCACGACACGCACGAAGCCCGGGAAGTTCATTGCTAGTTCCAGAGCATCCTGGGCCATGAGGTCGTTCGTCCGGTAGCCCTCAACCCCTCCGGGTGCCTGCGCTTCTCGTTGGTCGATGACGTGCGTGTTCAGGACGGCGTTCTCGTATCCCGAGGTCAACACCTGGAGCGTGTAGTCGAAGTCCTCGAAGACGCATGACTTGTAGACCCACCCGTTCTCCCTCGCCGCTCGTAGGTCCAGTGCGTGGAGCATACACTGGCGAGTCGCAACCTCGACGGGCGGTGTAGAGCGGTTGGCTCCGCCCCGCTGCCGTACTCCCACGAGGGGCACCTCCCGCAGCAGCGCGAAGATTCGGTCGAACATCTCGTCAACCTCGTCCGGGCTCTCCGGTTGGCGGAACTTCGTGGGGTCGTCCTTCCGGCGTACCGCGAACCGCAGGTCGTCGTCCATCTGCACCATGTAGTCGCCCTCGTGGTTCTCCATCAACCACCGGCGTACGGCACCGAGTTCTCCCTGCGCGGGGCAGGGCACGATCTGTACCCCGTGGGAAGCGTATCTTGATACGTCATCCGGGTGTACGACCAGCGCGGTCCGCTCCAGGATCTTGGTTCCCTTCAGGCTCTCCAGTGTCAGTAGGTCGTCCCGCTTGTACGTCGGTACGTAGACCAGTGGCTCACTCTTCGATGATCTCAATGTCGCCTTCCTCTAGTTCTAGAATCAATGTGCTCGTGGCTAGTTCTCGCTGCTCGTCGTTCAGCCCCAGCACGTCCATCACACGTTCGAGTGCGTGGCTGATCATGTCGAGTTGCCGCGCCTCGATCTCTACCCGCGCCTGCTCCATGCGGTCGGTGTGGTCCAGGCCGATCACGCGGGCACGGCGCTCGGTGATCTTGAGGGCCGTCTCAACGTGCTTCCACGACCCCTGCGAGATGCCCACCTCCAACGCCTGCATCAGCATCCGCTGGGTCGCCAACTCCTCTTCGATGAACTGCGTGTAGGACTTCTGGCGGTTCTCCTGCCACTTGATGCGGACCTGCTCGAGATCGCTCTTGACGACCCGCTCGCTGACGCCTAGCCTCTCCGCGATCTTACCGGGGCTGAACCCCAGCAGGGTCAACTCCGCAACGAACTCCAGCCTGTCACTGCTCACTTGTGATCCTTGCCCTTCTGCGAACACCGCCACCGAACGGTTTCTCTTCGCACTCGACATCCTCCATCGTAACGAGCGCGTCCCACACTGCCTCCTCGTATGCCTCGCGATCACGGTGTGCCGGGCGGAGACCATGCCAGTTGACCCATTCGCCTTTCTCCCGAAGGAGTTTGCCACGAGCGTTCCCCACCAGTTTCGCCGCCCGTTCATCGCGGATTTCTTCGCTCACCTGCTCGTCGCTCTTCTTTGACGCCTTCTTCTTCTCGTGTGCGGCTTCGCTCACAGCCCGCTCACACACCGTCTGCATACGTCTGGACACCGTGATGATCATGTCTGCGATCTCGACGTGCAGGTCTTCAATGACAGTAGACTCGTGGAGGAACGCGATGCCTGCCGCCACCTTGAGGCGGAGCAGGTTCTGGTGACCGTGTCTACTCATCTCCCCGCCATCCGTACCCTCCTGTGCGACCTTGATGTCGTAGTCCAGGAGTTCTTCCAGCAGCCACTTGGGGTATCGGACAATCGGGTCCATCTCGAAGTCGAACACCGCCAGAAACTCATTGTCCCAGTCAAGAGGTCCCGGCCACTCAGGGCGGTCTCTGCGGTCCTTCAATGCGTTCTTCGGGTCAGTGACCGGCACCCAGATGAACCGCTGCGGGGTGCCCGAGTCACGTCCGTCAAGCAGGACACCCGCCCTCCGGGGCTGCACACCCGCCACGATCTGGAAGTTGTACGACCCAGCGGGCAATGATCGCTGCCGGACAGCCGTGGCGTTGTTGGTCCCCGTAGCCCCGCCCGTCAGCAACGTCCGCATCTCGCTGAGCAAGGTGCTCCCGGTGTCCTTTCCGAGCGCCCCAAGCGTGTCGATCTCGTCCACGTAGAAAAGTGCCCGTGGGTCGTCGATCAGCACGTTCTTCTGGCTATCAATGTCCCACTTCAAGTACGTCTGGATCAACCCTTGTCCGGTGGACGGGTGGTTGTCGTGTTGTTTGCGGCCCAGGAGTCTCATACTCATCGTGGTGATCATGGTCTTGCCCTGTCCGCTCGACCCGATCAACGCCACCCCGAGGTTGAGTGCAGCCCTGTCCCCGATGTACCCGTCATCTATGCCGGGAAGACGGATTGACGGGTGTACCTCGTGGAGCACGCGAGCGATGGTCACCGCTAGCAGCGCAAGCGGGTTCCGGTTCAAACTCTCAGCCGCTTGCTTGATGTGCTGGAGGCGATCGGTCTTGTCCCAGATGTCAACCTCGAGATCTATATCCTCGAAGTCAGCCTGCGCCATCTTCGTCGGCGTCGTCTCGGGCAAGGCGGGGCCGGACTCTTCGGCGTACTGTCGGGCGGACTTCACACTGGCGTTGAACTCCGACTGCTCGTACGGTTCGTCAGCGGACACTCGCTGGGCGGCGGTCCACAACGCATCCATCACCGTGTCCTCGTCCAACGCCCCTGCCCCGGCGAACCGGAAGAGCAGGGGCATCCAGTGGAAGACCGCTTCGTTCCTGCCTTGAAACTCGTCCCGCTCGTAGACGTGCTCCACGCTGTCGCAGGCTTGAGCCAGGATCTCGAGCGCCCGCTCCTTGTCCTCGGCGGTAGCCGGAGCCGTGTGCGCCCTCTCAGACGTCGCGGGATTGGCCGGGGTGCCTGTACCCTGCCCACCCGCTGCGGGAGCGTCAGAGGGGCCGTGGTGCCCGTCTAGCCATGCATCCGCGGGTAGGTACGGGCTGCCAGCGTTGGCCGACGTCCAGTAGTACGTCTCCGGGTCTGCGCTGGACGGACTCCACATGAACCGCTCCGCCTGCGCGGTGGTCTTGTCGAACCTATCTCCGTCCAGTAGGTTCATCACTGTCCAGGAGAGTTCCTTGTACTCGTTGGGTTCGACACCTCTGGACAAGGGGATGATCAGCCGGTAGCGGTGCGCCTCGGCGGTGTGCCTCCACGTCGTGTGGATCAGGTAGGGCACGCCGAGAAACTCGAGTCCCACGTCGGTCGGGAAGAACGCGTCGGCGTAGTCCGCGTCCAGTGTCAGGAAGAACCGCTGCTCCACCGTGCGGATGGTGCGCCGTCCATGCTGGAGAGTGCCGCCAACGTAGGGGCGAACCTCCTTGCTCCCCGCTGGCTGGTCGGGTTTCAGCCACCGAACGAAGGACGACCACGACTGGTCATGGATCGGTGACCAAGTCGCGGTCGTCCTTGAGCGCCCCGTCGACCAGCAGAGGGTCGGCGCATCTGGTACGGGTGCGGGCATCGACATCACGGGGCCGTCAGGCCCTTGACGTACACCTTCGCAGTGTCGAAGTCGGGGAACGCGACCCCTATCTCGTTCTCGATGAGGCCGCGCCCCACGATCACCGCGACAAGGCCCCCGCCGCTGAGTGCGGTGATGGAGTAGAGCGTGCCGTTGTGCTCCACGCCCTGCATCACCTCGTGTCCCTCCCACACGCCCGCGAACCACGGGCAGTCGTCGGTGGGCACGAGGGTAACGGTCTCACCCTCGCCGTCGTCGTACGCCTGTTCGACGATCCGGCGGTTCCGGTCGCTGATGGACACGGGGCACCGCTGTCGGAAACGGTTGGCGAGGAGGTTATTGATGCACTCGTAGAGACCTCCCACCACGAGCGCTTCCTGCACGCCTTTCCATTCTTCGTCGGTCATCGACGTCACTGCGCTGCTCCTTGGGGGGTAGTGATGGTTAGGCAGAAGTGTCAAGTTCGGAGAGCACCATCTCGAGGTTGCCCGTGTGGTCTGCCACGTCGCGGCGCAGGCTCTCGTTCTCACGGGTCAACCTCTCGAGGTCGAGCCGCTGCTGCTCGATGGTGGCAGTGTTCTCTCGGTCGGCCTGCATCTGACGTGCGGCCCAGCCGGAGATGAGGCAGAGCGCCCCCACCAGAAGGATAAGTGCGATGATCATAGTTCGTACCTTTCTCTGACCCGCCGGGGGATTTCCCCGACGCGTTGCCTACTACCTAGCCTAACGTGCGGCTAGTCTATCCCGCTACGGCTAGCGGTCACCTCGTTGGGCTTCGGATACACCTGGACAAGTGTCTCCGCGTCCACGATCACGCCGTACGCTTGGCCTCCACGGGGGAGGAACCCATGGAAGGAACCGTGTACGTCGGCGACGCATCGCCACCCCGCGTCCCGGACGATCGTACCATCGTCCAGCAGGAGGGCGAGTTCCCTGTCCAACGCTCACCGCTTCCCTCGTTCCAACACCTTGAGCAGCGCGTCCTGCCTGGTGATCCTACCCTGCACCACATCCAGCACCTGCTCGTCCACCGTATCGCGTGCGATGATGTGGTGGACAGCAACGGCAGGAGACGGCTGACCCTGCCGCACCAGACGACCGATCCCTTGGGTGTAGAGTTCGCTGGACCAGTCCATCGCGTACCAGATGAGTAGGCTACCGCCCCGTTGAAGGTTGAGCCCGTGGCCTGCGCTCGCGGGGTGCGCGATGAGGATGGGGATGTTGCCCCGGTTCCAGCGATCCATGGCGTGTGGCGTCTTGATGTCCACCGCCCCGTCTAGGTGGAGCAGCCTGCGCCGGTCCTCGTTGAAGCGATAGAACACTAGAGCGGGCGCACCCTGCGCGTCGGCCAGGATCTCCTGGAGCATCTCCATGCGGATCATGTGGTGGTGTGTGATGTCGCCTTCGTCCGACTCCTCCGCACCCACCAGTCCGCTGTGATACATGAAGCCGCTGGCGATCTGGCTCAACTTGTTCGTCTTCGCGGCGGCGTGCTCCACGCTGGCGAGGGTCTCCCCCACCTCAGCGACGAAGTGCCGGTTCATGTCGTCGTACGCCTTGCGTGCCTTCGTCGGCAGATCGAAGCGGTGGTACACGTCGTTCTTCACGGGGTACGTCGCGTGGCTCTGGTCGATCGACAGGCACAGATCCTTGATCACGTTCTGGATGATGCCCTCGGCGTGAGGCCGGAGCGTCCAGTTGGTGATGATCCCGTTGGGCAGACGCCCACCCGGCGCGAAGTACTTCGTCCGGTACGCGGTGAGCGTGCGCTCGAGCCGTGCGCCCCTGTCCAGGAGATACACCTGAGGCCAGAGGTCGAGCAGGCTGTTCGGCGTGGGCGTGCCGGTCAGGCCCCAGACGTAGGGCATGTTCTTCGTCAGCCGGTTCGCGTGCTTCCACCGCTGCGACGCCCGGTTCTTGAAGCCCGACAACTCGTCGATGATGATGGTGTTGTACCTCGACGTCTTCCGGCTGACGAGGTCACCGCCGAAGGTGTCCCGTGTGATTAGGTCGGTGTCCTCGGTGAGTCGCTGCTTCCGCTGCTCGGGGTTGCCGCGCACCAGCGAGTAGGTGAGGTCGGGTCTCCACTTGGCGATCTCCTCGGGCCACACCTCTTCGGTCACCCGCTTCGGCGCGATGACCAGCGCAGGCAGATGGACCTCCGTCAGAGCAGACAGGACGATCGCCGTCTTGCCGAGACCGGGGACCAGGAACAACCCCGCCCGAGGGTGTGCGTGGAGATGGGCCACCGAGTCCTTCTGGTAGTCGTGCAGCCGCTCGTCCAGCGGGTGGTGCGGAACGGCGGCAACGTCCAGCGCGAGTTGCAACGCATCCAGGGGATCGATCAGTGGCTCTCTCACTGCGCTCGTGTACTCCCTCATCCCTCGCAGGTCTCCTGATGCTTGTCTCGGTTACGCTCTCGCACGTAGTCCTTTCCACACTTCTCGCAGGAGAACCCGGTGGCCTTCTTCCGCCTGCGCCGGTTGTTCACGGGGCGGGCCTCCTGCAAGAACGTACCGCCGAGGCACTCGCCACAGATGTCCATCTCCCTCTCTTCGCCGCGCACGGTGAACCGGAGGACACTGTCGCCTTCGTTCTCCTCCTCGACCTCTTCGCCGCAGGCGTCGCACATGATCACGATGCTCACCCTACGCACAGTCACACACCCCCTCGGTGTGCTCGTTGATCCCGTAGTCGCAGTTCCGGCACACCCCGAACGCCAGCGTCTCGCCGGGCTCTTCCGGGTTGGGGCAGTCCGTGTCGACCGTGACCACCTCGTCCTGGCCGCAGTGTGGACACGTCATCACAGGTTCCTCACCCTCAGGCTGGCCCGCTCGTCGCGGGTCATGCGTCCCTCGCCCGGCCGGACGTACCCCACCGGGTAGACCATGCTGGTCCGCATGATGTACCCGCTCGAGTCCAGGGTCTGATGCTTCAGGCCACCGCAGCGGACACAGACCAGCGTGCGGACGAACCCGTCGTCTTCGCGGTGCGCGGTGTGCGGAGCCCACGAGTGCTGGAGGTCTCGGCACAGGAGTTGGTCATCGGTCGGTTGCCACGGGTGGTTCCTCGGTGTGTAGCGCGGCTTTCTCTTCCGGCTCGCCATCATTTGATCCTATCTGCATAGTGGACATACGCGCCCACCTCTTCGTTGAAATCGGTGCCGACCCATTCGGCACCCCCACTCTCGATGAGAGCGTTGACCTTGTCCCGAGTGCTCGGGCTGTACGACTCCCCGTCCTCGGTCTGGAGACGGTAGAGGTTAGGAGGCTTGCGCCACCGTCCCCACTTGTTCTCCTGCACGAAGCCCGCCTCGACCAGGAGCCGGCGACGGAGCACGGACTTGCGTCCCGTCAGGATGTTCAGGGGCGGCGGCTTCTCCAGCAGGATGTTGATCCGGGTGGGCGTGGGTGCCTCGTCCGGGTAGAGGCGGAGGCACTCGTTGAACGCCCACGTGAACCGAGCCTCCTCCCCGCCCGTCTGCCGTCCCCGGAGTTCCTCAGGCATCGTGGACATTGGGCGCATCTCCGTATCTTTCCATCGGGTGGGTCCCGTTGAGGATGTACTCAGCGAGATCCACGAGGTCCGCGGTGTCCGGCGGGGTGGTGCCCCCGAACGCGCTGGGGATCCTGCGCCCCACCTCCCGCGATGCGTGGAGTGCCTCCACGCGGGCGATCTGCTGGTCACTCAGGTGCTCCATGCTCATCCCAGTTCCTTCCGTCCGTAGAGGTTGGCCCTCTTCGCTGACTCCTTGCCTGCGTCTGCTGCTCCCGGGCTCCACGAGTTCGTGTTGCTCCCCTTCCAGGATCCCTTCACGCCCTGCCGCTTGAACTCGTAGGCCACGTAGTCCGCTACCTCGATCGCCTTCTCACGCAGCACGAGTTCCGTACTGACGGTGCCGTCGGTGATCGCCAGCGTCTCCCCCACCGTCTTCTCGGTCTGCCTCACGGCCTCCCTCAAGCGACGGCCCACCTCCATCGCGAAGTTCTGGCAGAACGTGATCCGTGCGCTGACCCCTGCCACCCCGGAGGTACGGTGCTCGGGTGACCTGAGGTAGAGTTCGCTCTCCTCGAACATCATGGGCGTGACGCGGGCCAGCATGAGTTCCGTCAGGTGGACGTCCTCGGGGAACCCGTAGAACGTCAGCCACTGCGACTTCCCGCGGATCGTACACTGCGCCCCGTGCGCCCGACAGATGGCGCTGCCCAACTCCACCGCGAGGTTGCGGAACGTCACGCTCGGCAGGGCCATGAGCGAGTACATCTCCCCGGTGATGGGACTCTCCGCGCCGTGGCCTCCAGAGTCAGCCGCCTTCTTCCGGACGAGCGCGAGGTTGATGGAGTGCTCGGCGGCCAGCCGCTCGGCCTTCTCCAGGAACGTCTTCTTCTCCTCGGCGGTGCGGCCCTTGCCGTCCGCGTGCGTGAGCAGCGTGCTCACCTTGTCGGTGATTCCCTCGGCCTTGTCGCTGGTCGTCAGACCGGCCTGCGCGTAGCAGTCGGCCAGTAGGTCACCGTCCCAGCCGAGGGCCGACACAAGGTCAACCATCGCAGCCCGGAACGCGGGTCCGTGGCCCGCGCCCGGTGAGATGTGGTGCCCGAACTCGTGGACCGCCGTGCCCACGGTCAGCGCCCACGATCCGCCCTTGTCGTACGGCGGGATGAAGACGGTGGCGGTGGCCGTGTCGTAGTGAGCCTGGAGCGCTCCCTTCCGCGCCTTCACCTTGGGCACCTTCACGTCGCCCATGTCGGCCTCGCGGCATCGCTCGGCGAGGGTGTAGTAGAACGGCCACACCTCGTTCCAGTCGCCGAAGCGGATGCGGGCCTGCGGCTCCTTGCTGGACCAGAGGTCCTCGGCCGCGTACACGGCTTGCGCTTGATCGGTGCTCATGCTGTCCTCATGTTCTGGATCACGTCGTCGAACCAGCGGTCCTGCATCTGCAACTTGAACATCGCCAACCGGCCGACGTGCAGTTCGTTCAGCGGGAACAGGAGGCACGACAGGTCGCCGGGGAACTGGTCCCTGTCCGTGATCAGTCCGTGGTGGTGCTGGCTCGCGAAGCCGTTCACCGTGGCACCGTTCGTCTGGAGCCACTGCGTCGGCTTGCCGATCTCCTGCTGCCCCATCAACTCCTCGTAGCCGGAGGTCCACCCCGCGAGGTCTCCCCCCGTGCCGGCGATGAAGTAGTACGATCCCTCGTACGCTTTCTTCAGGTCCGCCACGTCGGCAAACCGGATAGTCGTGTCACTCATCGTGCTCCTTCCAGATGCGGGTGAGTTTGCACTTCTCGCAGGTCACGTCCGCCCGCACCTTCGTCATCTCCAGGTGCGAGAAGTACGGACTACAGAGCGTGCCCTGCGGGTTGAGACCGCCCGGCCCGTAGTGGACCTTCTTGTCAGCCATCTTCGGGGTCCTTCATGAACTTGTCGTAGCAGGCGTCGTGCGTGCCGGTCATCACCTGCTCGCGCTCACCGGCGGTCAGGTTGGGGAACGCGACCTGCGCGAACTTGCCGTGCTCCCAGTCCCAGAGTCCCTGCGCGGGGACCACGGTGGCGGTGCCCTCCCCGCAGAAGGTGCAGGTCCTGACGATGAGGTACTCGTCCGGTCCCAGGTTCACCGGGAGGTTGCGGTCCTCGGCCATGGACGCGTTGACCACGACGTAGCCGGGGCGTCCCTGGTCGGGGAAGTCTGACAGTCTCATTGCGATACCTTTCTCTCTGCGGAGGACCACCCCCCGCGTTGCCGTATGGCTAGCCTAGCATGGCAGACGTCCGCTAGGCTAGCCGGGAAGGTCCACTCCTTTGGCGATGAACTCCCTGTGGAGAGTGCGGATGCTGGTGGCGTGGTCAAGCCCTGCGATCTCGTGCTGCCGGAGCATGACCAGGATGTTCTCGGCGTGGGCGATGGACCTGTGGACGATGACCTTGACCAAGTCGTCCTCCATATCCTCCAGGTTCACTTCGGCTCCTGTCCGGGCATGTAGCGAGTGACGTAGTATCCGCAGGTACACTCGCCGCCGATCAGCACGCCGTCGGCGTCAACGATGGTCAGGTAGAAGGTGCGCCCGCACTCCTCACACGTGGCCTTCCTCTTCACTTGTCCTCCGTCCATCCGGTGTAGATGCGGCGGATGTCGCCCTCGTCGTCCACTCTGGCGTGGAAGGTCAGCGACCCGAGCACGTTGTCAGCCTTCCGCCTCACGACACAGAGGCCCATCGCGAAGCCCTTGACCTCGAACTCCTCCTGCATCTGCGCGGTGGTCCACTCGGTTGTCTCGTCCATCACAATGCTCCGATCTCGATCATGGCCTCGACGTACTCGGCGAGGTTGGTTCCGGGGTGATCCTGCTGCCACTCCTCCGCCTCCGCGATCTCCGCGAAGGTGGGCTTGCGGTCCAGGTAGTACTCCAGGTCTGCCGCGAGGTTCATATCAGTACGCCTCGCTCTCGGGGACGATGTCGAATCCCTCTTCGCCACACCAGCCCCCGCACCCGGACACGTCCGAGACCCCGTGCTCGGTCGCGGAGATAATGCCGTCGCAGGCCTCGCCGCAGCCCCGGCAGACGAGGAACCGCTTCTCGTCGGGGAGAAGGTCGACCGAGAGTCCCCCGATCTCGTGTACCGAGTTCTGGTCGAACCCCAGAGCCTCGCCGACCATGCGCGCTGCGCCGGTCGCGTCGTCTGCCGTCACGTTGACGGACACTCTGTAGCGGTGCGTGGGCGGGACCGAGTAGCCGCAGCCGAGTTCGCACTCCCAGGTGCCCGCCGCGTCGTTGGGCACCATCCCGGCCTCGTGCTGGCAGGCGTTCATCCGATCACGTCCACGTCGTAGGCGTCGTCCCAGCCGTTGTCGGCCAGCATCTCCTTGGCCGCGTCCACCGGGGACATACCCGCGTCGTAGTTCGACCAGTAGTCCCAGTCCTCCAGGTCGTCGAAGGAGACCAGCACCCGCCGTTGGACTGCGCGGTTGAGCGCGTGCAGCCAGATAGCGAAGTACACGTCCTCGGTGTGGTAGCGCTCCTTGAGGGAGTCGCCGTGCTCCCTCACCATCTTCTCCAGGAGCGGGCCGTGCTTGCTTTGGATCCACGGGTTGTCAGTCATGGCTAGCCTTTCTCTTCTTCGCGGAGGACCTCCCCCCGCGTGCGTTGCCTACGGCTAGCCTAGCAGGTTGAACGTCGCTAGGCTAGCCGGGAGGGTCCAGTTCTTTTACACGAAGTGGCCGAGCGCGGCTTCCCCACGCGGGAGGGTCCACTCGTACTGGCGTCCGTCAAGCAGCGTGCCGATGTGCGGCCCGGAGTGACCCTCGGGGTGACTGCACGTCACGCGATCCGGGGTGGTGTCGGTAGCGATGAGGATGAGGCGCTTGCACTCGTTCATGTCTTCCTTTCCTGGCGACCCCTTGTGGGCTGCCTATGGCTAGCCTAGCAGGTTAGACATCGCTAGGCTAGCCGGGGGAGTCCAGTCCTTTTACCCACTCCCGCACGGCGTCGGTTGACGACAGTACGATGACCTCGAAGCCGAGCCGGCGAAGGCGATTGTGGACGACGGTCTGGTGCGGAGCCACGGTTCCCGTCGGGGACTTGGTCTCCACGAAGATCACTCTCCCGCCAGGAAGGAGGACGATCCGGTCCGGCAGCCCGGACACTGACGGCAGGAACTTGATCGCCCAGCCGCCTCGTCCCTTGACCTCCCAGCCGAGCACCTTCTCGACCCGCGACTCCTTCATCGCTTACCGAACCAGCGGGCGCAGTCTGGGGACCGGCACATATGATCTCCCGTGGTGTGCCCGCCGAAGCACCGATGCACGTGATCGGGATCGTCCCGGGACGGCATCGCCGCGTTGCAGTACGGCTTCTTCACGGGCGGACCCAGGCACACGTCAAACGCATCCGGCTCGTCCTCGAACCCCTCCACCCGGCAGTCCAGGCAGAGGGGCACGCCGTCGCGTGTACCCCAGCGGTGGGACTCATGGAGCGTGTCGCTCATGGCGCATCCTCCCTAGGATCTCAGCCTCCACTCGGTCACGCTGCGAGCGGATGATCGGGCCTGCCGCCTTCCGGTCGGCGACGTGCAGCCGGTGGGTCAGGGCGGCGAAGGTCCGGAGCAGGCTGACGTCGGAGGCATGGCGCAACATCACCTCGGCCTCGTCGTGCGTCTCACTCATCATCGTCGTCCACCTTCCGTGTGGTGATCTCCACGACGAGCGCCCGTGCCTGCTCTTCGGTGAAGCCGTCGTCCATGAGCCCGGCCACCATCGCCCTGAAGATCTCCCGCATGTTCTCGATGGACGCGGCCAACTCCTCGAAGTCGATGCCCATCACTGCGTCCTTCGGTGGTCGGTGAGTACGAGGTACGGAATGCGACAGATCCGCAGGGCGGTGACGCCGTTCACGTGTACCCAGATCACGGTGCCGTCTTCGCGGATCTCGATCTCGACCCCGTGCTCAGGAGCCGTGATGTCCTGCATCTTTGCCTCGCGCTCCTTCCAGTAGGCGCTGTTCGGCTCGTTGTTGTCGAGAGGAGGCACCGGCACTTCACTCATCGAGCCACCCCAGAAGAGCGATCACCGCTGCGCGCATGGTCGCCTTGTTCGCCTCGGGCACGTCGGCCCACGGCTTCCGGCTGGCGGGGTTCGTCTCCCATCCGGCCCCGAGCGCGGCCTGCTCGTAGGCGTCGTGCATCACCTCGCAGGCTTGCTCGACCATCTGCTCGTCGGGGTGCGTGACCCGATGGATGAACTCGCGGTTCGAGAACAGCATCGCCGGCAGCCCGCTGCCCGAGGCGATCCGCTCCGAGGTCAGCGCCTGCTCCAGACTCTGGCTGTTCTGGACGTAGAACTGCCCGTCCGTGTCGACCCAGATCAGGCCCCACGTCATGCGCTCACTCATCGCGGATACCACCTGTCGCTGATCTCCAGGGAGCGTACGTCCGTGAACTCGTCACCGTGCTCGAGTTGATCGGGGCAGTCGCCTCGGTCATCCAGCGTGGCCTTGCACATCCCCTGCCTGACGACGTTGAACTCCTCGCACTCGTAGTCCTCCTCGTCGTACTCCACGTTGCACTCGCCGTTCTCGTGGTCGCAGAGTCGGTGCTCCTGTCCGCGGACGGTCGTGTCGTAGTAGCCCGGCTCGTCGTACGGCTGGCGCTCGCACGGGTCCTGCGGGGTGTGTCCGCAGCACGGATAGTCTTCGCAGTAACTCATGCGAACCACGCCCAGAGCAGAAGCGCGGCCACGCCGCCGAGGATGACGGCCCACAAGAGCAACTCCCAGATCGTGTACCTCACTTGTCCTCCTCCTCGACGTTGACGTACTCCCACGAGGTGGGGATCCACACCCTGACGAGTGCTCGCCCCCGCCCCTGCCGCTCGTTGCGGAGCGCGGTGCTCCGGTCCCGAACGATCCAGGGCCTTGCGTCCGGGTCGGACAGGTCGTCCGCCCGCTCGGTGGCGTACTGGACCATCTCGTCCATGTACGGGTAGATCCGGTGGTGAAGGCTGCGCGGCGGCTGCTCCTCGGCCTTCGGCTCATCCTTGTCGTCAGCCATTGGTCGTCTCCTTCACGGCGAGCAGGTCGTCGGTGTGGCTGCACCTCTCGGTACAGAGTCTTCCGGTGAGCGCGCCGCTGCCGTAGAACTCATCGGTCAACCCCTTCGCGGCAATGAACATCAAGGCGGCGTGGGCCACCGCGAGTTCGGTGGTCGCGCTGTCCTTCGTGCGTGCCATCAACTTTCCTTCCTGTGCTGGCGGGGGCTGGTCCCTCGCCTCGTGCCCGCCGGAGACTCGAACTCCGGAGTGTGCCGCTCGGGCGGTGGTGCTCAGTCCTCGTAGCCGATGCAGCCTACGCTCGGTCGGGCGCACCACGCGTCCAGCAGGCGGTGGGCTCGGCGGTGCGTGATCTGCTTGCCGATGAAGTCCCCGTGGAACCGGGTGAGGATCAGGGAGTGACCTCGCCCGTTCCCCATGTGCCTCGCGTCCCACACGCAGCGATAGGCGTAGCACGAGTCTTCGCTCGGCGCGGCTGGGAGGCCCCGTGGGAACACGGGGTCAGCGGGGGCCGGTGCGGTCCTGGCGGACGCCTCAGCGGGCTGTGAGGCCCCCTCAGCGGCCACTGGAGCGGCGAGCAGCAGGGCGGTGAGCGCGGCGGCGGCTAGGGTCCTCATGATCAGTACCCCATGCTCTCTGCGCGGTGGTCGCGCTGCCACGGGCGCTCGTCGGGGCAGTCGTCCTCGCACCACGTGACGTCGGCGCGGCGGTAGCCCTCCTCCGTCTGCTCGTGCCAGTGGAGCCCGGTGGGCGAGACCTCGAGGGTCCCCTCCCCGTGGAGGCTGACCACGTTGCCCAGGACTCGCTCCTTGAAGTGCAGGTCGCCGAACTGGTCGCATCGCTCCTGGATGGTCATGTCGTCGACGTGGCCTCCGGAGTAGTCCCCGTCGCAGTCGCGGCTGCTGGTCTCCACGTGCGCGTGCACGCGGAAGTGGGTTCGCCACGCGCCGGTGGTTCCGGCCCAGAGGTCTTCGTCCGCGGCCTTGACCCTCCGCTGCGGGTCCAGGTCCACGTAGAAGTAGAAGTCGCCCTCGGCGTCTCCGACCCCCGGCTGGACCCTCTTCACCACGCCGACCTTGCCGTCGAAGATCCGCTCGACCCACTCGCCGATGCTGAACTGCTGTTCCATTCTCGTTCTCCTCTGTGCTGGCTGGGGCTGATCCCCGGCCTCGTGCCCGCCCAGGACTTGAACCTGGGAGTGTTCCGCTCGGGCTTCCATCTCAGTACTCGTTGGGCATCAGCGGCCGACCGAGCATACCCTCCTCGGCCTCACGGTTCAGCGCGTCGGCCAGCCAGGAGCCGTCGTCCCCGCCGCCGTTCATCGTGTCGAGCATCCGCTCGCACTCGGCGTTGTCGTGCTCGTGCGGGCCGAACTCGCGATCGCAGGCCCGCTCCAGGAAGCGAGCACCCCGGACGGGCAGCGGGTCTCCGGCGCAGTACCCTCCGCCGCTCCACTCGTAAACCCCGTCCCCGCCGAACGGGTTGGCGCTGACGTGAGGTCCGCGGTGCCCGCTGTCCAACTCGCAGGTCGCCCCGTAGGGGTCGCTGCCGCCGAGGGTCACGCTGGACCCGCACATCCGCTCCTGCTCGGCGATGAACTCGTCGTACGTCATCTGTTCCTCCTTCGTGGCGAGAGCCAATCTCTCGCCTAGCGCCCGCCCGGGACTCGAACTCCGGGTGTCTGCCAGTCGGGCTAGCGTGGACGTCCCCACCCCCCAGCGGGGACGTCCACGCGGGGTGGATCAGGCAGCGTGCGCCTTGACCACCTTGGTGAGGACGGAGAGCGCGTCCTTCTGCGGCTTGTCGGCCGCACCCTTGTCCGCGGCCGCGAGCGCAGCGGCCAGCGCGTCCGGGATGGACGTGCCCTCCGGGATCGCCATGTCGTCGGCGTAGGCCACGACGTTCGGCGTGGTCCCCTTGGCCCAGCCGACGTTTCCGCCGGGGGTCTTCCACGCGAGGTGGGTGACCAACTGGAGCGCCTGGGTGACGTCCGTGTTCCCCTTGGCCGCCGCCTTGGCCGACTTCAGGGCCTCGGCGAAGCCCTCCACGTCGCGGTACGCGGGCTTGGCCGGGACCGTCGCCTTCTTGGCGGCGGGGGCCTCGGCGGGGGTCTCCGCCTTCGGCTTCGCGGCGGTGCGCTTGGCCGGAGCCGGGGTGGACTTCTGGGTCTTCGTGCTGGTGGTCATGGGACCAACCTTTCTCTTCTGGTATCGGCCTCCCCTTGGTGGGCTGCCTAGAGGCTAGCCTAGCAGGGGTGAGCGTCCGAACCAAGGGTTTTGACGGTGTTTTGCTCCACTGATTTGCAATAGTGGATCGGGGTGGATGGGGGGTTGATCGTAGCACACCGCCTATCACTGGACAAGGGGTTGGAGGAGGGTCTTTTCGGGCGTACCCGCAGGGCGGGTGATCGTCTTGCGGGTACGGGTACACGGGTACGTTCGTCAGTTGGGTTGTACCCGCATTGGATGAAAGAAGTCGTAGCCTAGCGCGTGGCTAGTAGTCTTCTTGCTAGCCGGAGGGGTATCTAAAGACATTCCAATGACACGCCATTGTTCAGGTTTTCGGTTCTGGACCCCGATCCTTCCTATCGTCTCGCGTCATGCGGGTACAACCCAACTGACGAACGTACCCGTGTACCCGTACCCGCATGAGTCCGCGGGGACGTCTTGCGGGTACGTGCTGCTAGGCTCAAATGTCAGCCCTGAACTCGGCTTACGATGCGCCTAGCGTGCGGCGTTCTGCAAGAGCCTGTTCTGGATTTGCAGAAGGACGGATTGAGGCGTAGGACGCGTACCTGTGTACCTGTACAGGAGTCGGCTTACGACGTCGGTACGACGGCGCGAGTCGGCTTACGAGTCGGCTTACGACGGGGCGCGGCGTCGCGGTGGAGCGGCCTCGCCGACGAACCGTCCGCGGGCACCGCCGCCACGATCGCTGCGGGCGAGAGACGCCGTCCTGTCCGGGATCTGCGGCTCCGCGGCGACGCCGCTGCGCCGAGGACGATCGTCCGGGCGGAGGCCCGCCGGAGCAGGCCGTCGGCCGCGGAGCCGCCGGACGATCCTCGTCACGCCGCCCGCCGACGAGGATCGTCCGGCGAGACGCCGCCCCACCCCGGCCCGCCGGAGGACGAGGATCGTCCGCTTGGACCGGGGGGCCGGAGGATCGTCGGCGACGATCGTCGTGCGGCTGCGCCGCCGAGACGAGGATCATCGTCGGCTCCGCCGTGACGAGGATCATCGCGGGCCGGGCGCGCGAAAGAGCCCCGCCCCCCGAGGGGGACGAGGCCCTTGTCGCTCCTGCCGGTCAGCCGACCAGGAGGTTCCCGTCCAGGACGGTGCCGCCGGACTGGACGTGGGAGACCCACTCCGGTCCGTACTGCGGGACCCGCCGCCCGAAGTAGGAGGCGCAGACCGTGCACTCCGCCTTCGCGGCGTCCTCCCACGAGACGTCCCCGAGCACGAGCGGCTGGTCGCAGAGCGTGCGAAGCGTGCCGCCCGCGTGGATGTGGATGGTCATCAGACGGCCCATCCCTCGTCGTTGCGGGCCGGGGCCAGCAGGTTGCGGCGGACGGCGACCCGCTGGTCGCGGCCGGACGGCGTTGCCACCATCAGGACCACCTCGTCGGTCACGTCGAACTGCGCCAGCAGGTCGGAGAGGTCGACGCTGACGTAGTGCGTCGTCCGGGTCGTGGTCGACACGGACGCCGTGTCGCGGCGCGTGCCGTGGATCTTGCTTGTCATGCTGGGCTCCTTCGCCCTCGTGGCCCCGCCCGTTGCGGGGCCTCGTGCCAGCCGGGGGGTCGCACCCCGGACCGTGCTGCGCTGGCGGTTTGTCGCTCCTGCCGGTGGCCCCCCGCCGCTGGCGGCGGCGGGGGGCGGCGGGCTACTTGGCCGGGGCCAGCGCGCGGGTTTCCTTGGCCAGCGCGGTTGTGGTGGGGCCAGCGGGCAGGCTTGCCACCACAAGGGCCATAGCGGCGTGCACGGGCATGCCGGTGGAAATCCCCAGCGTGGCGCAGTGGGCCAGCATGGCGGCGTTAGTGCCCTTGTGCCACGCCACGGCGGCGGCGGGGGCACGCCACGCAAGGTGCGTGGCAACCGTGCACGCGGCGCGCGCGGTGGGGTTGCCACGGTTGGCACCCACGGCGGCGGCGTGCGCGGCGTGCCAGCCCGCGTGCGTGCGGTACGGGCCAACGTGCGCGGCGGGGGCGGGGGCGGCGGATTTTGCGGGCATAGCGGTTTCCTTTGCTAGTGGCAGGCCCTGGTGGCTTGCCTACGGCAATCTTAGCACACGCCCACGCGCTAGGCAAGCCGCGCAGGCCCCCGGGATCCGCCGCGGAGACGACCGACGTCCCCTTCACCGGCTTTTGAGATCGCACATGGCATTCTCCGCACGCATAGCCGAGACACGCGCATGGAGATTCCCTCGGGTGTATGCTGAGCCCTGGTCGGATGCTCCCGTGGAGATTCGCAGCCGCTTCTACCGGAAACGACAAGAGGAGAAGTCATGGCTGTGAAGTGCGTGTTCTACATCTCAGGCGTCGAGAAGCGAGCGAACGGTGTCGGTGTCCTGAATGCCCAGCCCGTCGCGAAGGGTCCGTACAAGGAGTGGGCGGCGTACACTCCGTCCGGGACTCTCCAGATCAACAGCCTGAACCCTGCGGCGACGGACTGGTTCCTGGAGCGGATCGGCAAGGACGTTGTGATCTTGATTGACGACGCGACCGAGGACGACCTGCTAACGTAGCGGGCTATGGCCTCCTTGACGTCCACCGCCCTCGCGGAAGGACTACGGGAGCGCCTAGCGGGTAGAGTCATTCTCCAGCACCATCAGATCCCCCCATGGAGGATTCCCCCCGGCTCTGCCCGCGACCCGGGGGAGAACGCCGACGCGCTCGGTTTCGCCATGATGGCAGGGCGCGGTGCTGGGAAGTCGTTCGCGGCGATGTGGGAACTCCACACGACTCTGAGCGAGACGAAGAACATCAGGGCGAGGGTCATTGCTCCTACTCTGGGCGACGGTATTGCCGCCGCCGTGGATGGACCCAACGGACTGCTGACTCTGTCGAAGGGAGTCGCGAAGTGGCTCCCGTCTGCGCCCGGTGGCGCGTGTGTGCGCTACCCGAACGGGAGTCGCGTGTGGATCGTGGGCACACCCACCGAGAAAGACGTGGACAGGCTCCGTGCTCTGACGAACGTGGACTTCGACGTCTTTGAGGAGTTCTTCGCCAATCCGTGCGCCACTCAGGCGTTCCAGCAGGCGTCGCTGTCACGTCGACGTGGGGACCGACGGTGGCTGGTGAGCAGCACGCCCCGGCCCCACGACCTGATCAAGAAGTGGGAGGCCGACCCACGGGTCGTGGTCAGGCACGGCACGTCGATGGACAACAAGTACATCCCCCTGGACTGGCTGCACACGCTGAACACGCTCTACTACGGAACTCGGCTCTACCGCCAGGAGGTCCTGGGCGAGGTCATCGAGGATGTGGAGGGTGCGCTGTGGAAGGCGAACGACATTGAGCGGTCGAAGGTCACCGGGCCAGCCTCCGCCGTGGCTGCGATCTGTGACAGGATCGTCGTGGGGGTGGACCCGCCGACCGGGCAGGGGACCTGCGGAATCGTCGTGGTCGGCCAAGACGCGAGCGGTCACATGTATGTCCTTGACGACCGCTCGGTGGAGGAGGCCAGCCCGCACGTCTGGGCGGCGCGGGTGAAGGATGCCGCCGACACGTACGACGCCGTCGTGATCGCCGAGATCAATCAGGGCGGGCAGATGGTGAAAGAGGTGCTCAACTCCGCTGGGCACGCGCTGCCGATTCACACGGTCAACGCCACGAAGAACAAGAAGACGCGGGCCGAGCCGATTGCCCTACTCTGGGAGGTCAGCGAGCAGATCGTCCACATGGTGACGACGAGCGGGAAGTTGATCGACGAGTTGTGCGAGTGGGTGCCGGGCGAGACTCCCGCGTCGCCCGACCGGCTGGACGCGATGGTCTGGGCGTGCTGGTACTTGAGGTCAAGGCATACAGCCGTCGTCCGAGGGAGTAGTGTGTCAACGCCGGGGCCGGTCGGGCTCCCCTCGGCCCTGAGTTCTGTGAGAATGGGTCGGTTCTGAGAAGGAGAGAAGATGAACGTAACGCATGACCTGATCGCGGCGGTGACCGGACCCGGCTGGAAGTTCGGGCTGAGCCGCATCCTCATCAACGACGAGGACGAGGGGGTCGTGTTCATCGCCGGCTCCGAGGAGCCGTACGCCGCGTTCGCCGTGCAGAACGTCACCACGGGGCGAGGCACCGGCGTCAGCGAGGAAGGCCCGATCACGTGGCGACGCAGAGGCTCCTCGTGTCAGTACAAACTCGCGAAGTGCAAGGTCTCCACCGAGACCATGACGCAGTGGTGGGACGCCTCCCTCGCGGCAGCACCGGAGCCCGAGACCGTCGAACTTCCTGAGGACGACGACACCCAGGAGATGGACGTCGTGCCTGACGGCTCGGCTGCCGTGGTGCTGGAGTGGGTCGGCGACGACCCGGACCGGGCGCAGGCCGCGCTGGAGGCCGAGCAAGAGGGGAAGCAGCGCGTCGGCCTGACCGCTGACCTCGAGAAGATGCTGGCGGCTGAGGAACTCCTGTGATCACGATCGCCGTGATTGCCGGACTGTTCGGTGTCTGGTGGCACGCGAACCTGAACGATGAGGACGGCATGTTCGCGCCGGTGCCTCGCCTGCTGTATCGGCATCCGTGGTCGAAGAAGTGGCTGATGTGCCCGTGGTGCAGCGGAGCATGGTTCAGCATCATCCCCGCCGTGATCCTGTACCACCCCGACTGGAGTCACACCATCATCACCGCTTTCGCCGCTGCCGCCATCACTGGGATTGTCGGCTCTTACATTCAGGGAGACTGACAAGTCATGGCCTACTCACCGCCTGCCACCCTCGTCAGGAATCAGCAGATTCAGGCGTGGGGCTACTACGGAGCCTACGGAGCGGCGGCTGCGGCTGCTCAGGCTCAGCCGAAGACCGCCGTCTATGGTGCTGCCGTCACGGAGACCGAGGCCGTCGGTGAGGTGCGCTACATCGTCGGGTGGGCTGCCGACCAGATGTCCCGGATGCAGTGGGACGTCTTCGTCGACGGGTCCACTGACTGGGAACTGGAACTCCCCGACGGCAGCACCGTCGTGTCCGGCGGCAAGGGTGAGAAGACCAACCCGCACTCGAAGGCTTCCGCCGAGGTGCTGAAGTCCATCGGCTGGACGACCGGCATGGTCCGGCTGGTGACGACGAACCTGTACGTCGCTGGCGAGTTGTTCTACGTCTACAAGGACGACTGCTGGCACGTCCTGTCCGTCATCCACCCCGACCAGAACTCCTGGTTCAAGGAGGCGGAGCATGTCGTCCGGGGCTTGTGGCCCTCACCCATCGACCCGGTGATGCCGGATGCTCCGTTGTTCGGGGTGCTGTCCATCCTCTGCGACATGGACTGGCTCCAGCGACTGAGCCGTGCTCAGTCCGCGAACCGGGTGGGGATGCGCGGCATCCTCGGTTCGGCCGATGGCCTGAACTTCGCAGGGGGCGGTGACTTCTGGGACGAGTGGGACAAGTCGCTCCGGGCCAAGATGCTCGACCCGACCGACGTGGGGCCGGTCCACCTGCGAGGCGCGAAGGAACTCGTCGAGCCGATGGCGTCAGGTCGCGGCATGGGCGGGCTCTCCTGGGTTGTGCCCGACTTCCCCTACGACGCCCGCATCGAGGGCCGCATGGAGGCCATGATCCACCGGCTGGCGTACGGCCTGCCCATCCCACCTGAGATCCTGCTGGGCCTGTCAGCGCAGTCGCGGGCCACGGCCTTCCAGGTCGAGGAGAACTCGTACCGGGCGCACATCGAGCCGCCAGCCAACATCGTCGCTCAGGTGGCGACCGACGTGCTGAACACCCTCTTCGAGGACGTGGAGGTCGAGGTCAAGCCGGACCCGACCCTCCTCCTCGCCAAGCGGTCCACGGTCCAAGACGTCAAGGATGCCTACGACCGGGGCGAGGTCAGTGGCGACTATCTCCGCGAGGTTCTCGACATCCCGTCGTACGCCGCCCCGTCCGAGGAAGAGCGGGCACGCCGCCAGACCATCGGCGTGGACAAGCCGGAGAACCAGGATCAGGGAGGTCACAGCCCGACCACCGAGACACCCCGCCAGCGGGCAGCACGCGCCGACCGGGAAGACCCCAGCGGTGCCCCTGCTGACCAGAAGGATCTGGACCCCACTGTCATCGCGGAGTGGCGCGGCAAGATCGACGTCGCCACGTTCCGGGCGCGGGACCGGATAGGTGCCAAGGCTCGCACGCACAAGGTCCTGAGAGACTCCCTGCCGTCCAACATGACCAACGACGCGGTGCCCGCCCACCTGGGACTCCATGCGCTCGAGAGCGCGGGGCTGGATGTGGCCTCGGTGGTGTCCGACAGTCTCCTGTTCCTCGGCCCACGGTCCTGCGCGGGGGACAATCTCGTGGACGGGTTGACCGAGCATGTGCTGGCAACGTTGGACAGCACCGATCCGGTCCCCCTGGGAGACGATGAACTGGCAAATCTTCTGCAAGGGCTTGCAAACACCCCCGACTGACCCCTACGCTGCGTCTTATGGACGCCTACGCTCTTCTTGCAGCCCTTGAGGACGCCCGTGAGACGCGAGGGTCCGGCGTCCCACTGTCCTGGAGCGAGGTTGCGGAGGAGGTGGGCATCCATCAGGCCGCGTTCAGCCGTCTGAAGCAGGGCAGGCTCCCCGGCCCACGCTCCCTGAGAGCGTTGATGGAGTGGCTGGAGGTGGATGCCGGCGAGTTCAAGGTCGGTGGGAGCCTCGAACTCCCCATCGGTGGCCGTGACGAGCCGTGGGACGGCGAGGCTGCAACGAACCGAGTGTTCGAGTGGGCCACGAAAGACGACGGGTCGCTCGACACTGCAAAACTCCGTCAGGCGTTCTTCTTCATCGACACCTCGCAGGACCTCAACACCCGACAGGCGTACAAACTCCCTTACACCGATGTCAACGACGGTGGCTTGCACATCGTCCCCCGTGGAATGTCGGCCGTGTCCGGGGGGCACGGTATCGACAGGATGGTGGGTGCATCCCCATCCGAGAAGCAGGCGATCAAGAGCAAGATCTGCGCGATCTACAAGCGGATCGTCGACAAGTACGAGGACTGGCCCGACTGCCCCTTCGATGCGGACGGTACGCGCCCCGAGCGCAAGGAGCGTCGGAACGACAAGGACGGTGACGGCGTGGACTTCAAGGACTACTCGCCTGAAGCCCGGAAGGCGATGGCGAAGGACGGCAGGGCGCTCCCGGACGGGTCGTTCCCGATCGGCGACTGCGCTGACCTGAAGAACGCGATCCAGGCCATTGGCCGGGCGAGTGACCCGGCCAAGGCCAAGGCTCACATCAAGAAGCGGAGGAGCGCCCTCAAGTGTGATGTCGATCTTCCGGACGGCTGGACCACCGAAGAGACAGAGGAGCCCCCCGTGGCTGACGAGAAGAAGACCGCAGGCATCATCGGCACGGGCACCCTGTCCCTGTCCGAGGACCCCCGCACTCAGGCTCTGGTGGCCCGCGTGCAGGAACTCCTCCGTGAGGGTGCGGTGGCGGTGTCCATCAAGCACGACCTCCACCCGGAGGTGGCCGAGAAGTTGGCCGCGCTGGAGCCCAGCCCGGACGACGACGAGGAGACGATGGCTGCGAAGATGGCGGAGGCGAACGAGATCTACCTCAACGCCGAGATCCGCCCGCGCCACGTCGCGATCGTCGACACGGCGGCGTTCAGCAACGCCCGCCTCACCCTGGACGAGGACGGCTACGGCGTGTCCGGCCCGGTGACGTTCGAGGGCATCTACACCGGCGACGTCCGTACGCTGAAGTACGGGTCGCTCCAGTGGGACGACGAACTGCTCCCCATCCCGATCATCTGGGACCCGGACAACAACGACCACGACGGGGTGGTGGTCGGGTCCATCAGCGCTCTCGAGCGGGTCGACGGCATGGAGACGGCGGTCCGGCCAGAGGCGCTCACCGGGGAGGACGTCGAGGCGGTCACCGCTGCGGCTGGCTCGACGTCCCTCCCGGCTGAGTACTTCGCCGACTTCAAGCCGAAGAAGTTGGTGCCGCTCTCCGTCGGCGACGAGGACGCCAACGGCCTCCGCCGCATCTACGGCATCGCCGCGCCGAAGGGCGTGTGCCACCGGAGCGACATGGGCGCGTGCTTCCAGTACCCCGGCGACGTGGACTCTCGGCACCGGGGCTTCCACACGGGGCAGTTGATCACACTGTCCGACGGCACCACGTTCCAGCCGGGTGCGCTCACCCTCGGTGGTCGGCACATCGATGCCAACCTCGCCCGTCAGGGTGTGGGTGTGCTGGAGGTGGGTCGCCACCGCGACGACGCGAACACGATCTTCGCGATGGTCCGTGCCTGGGAAACTCCCTTCGGCCTCGCCATCAGCGGGGTCGTGATGCCCGGTGTGGACAAGGACGCCCTGCTCCGTGCCGCTGCGTCCGCCCCGAGCGTGGAACTGTGGCCCGCTGGGCGTGGCCGCACGCTGGTCGGCCTCCACCTCGTCCCCACTCCCGCGTGGCCGGTCGCGGCCAGCGCGGGCGGCGACGCGCAGATTCTGACCGGCCCGGAGCACGTCCACGTGCTGAACCCGGAGGGCGGTTTCTGCGCCGAGTGCGGTGACCACTTCGAGGACAACCCCTTCCCCGCGGAGGGGGACAAGCCAGCGGAGACGGTCAGCCTGGAGGACGTCATGGCGAGCCTGAAGCGGATCGAGAAGGCGGTCGCTCTGGTCGCCGAAGAGGCTCTCACAGATGTCCCGATTCCAGAAGATTCTCCCGAAGAGTAGCGGGACCGCCAATCCGAGGCTACCCTTCGGTCTAATCGGCTCTGTGTAGAGCGAACTGGCGGTGGGCACCGCGTCCCTGATTCACTCCAGACGCGAAAGAAGTCCACCAATGGATCTCCAGCAGGCTCTCAGCATTCTGGGTCGGGTTGGCGCGGGAGAGACTCTCTCGCTGTCCGAACTCACTCAGGCCCGCGACACCATCGCCCGTCAACTCCACGCCCTTCGTGGTTCCGGCTCGCCGGACCTCGACGCGCTGACCACCCTCCGCGAGTCCTACTTCGCTGCCGACGCCGCCGTCAAGGCCGTTGCCGAGCAGCAGGAGGCGGCGATCGCCGACGTGGACGCCGCGCTCTCCGACATCCCGGACCCGGACGCCGAAGAGGCGACCTCGGACCCCGAGGACGACACCGAGGGCGACGCCGACGAGACCGACGGCAACAACGACCCCGAGGACGACGCCGAGAAGAAGAAGGACGGCGAGAAGTCGCTCTCCTCCAAGCCGAAGCGAGGCAAGATGCTCTCCGTCCAGGAGGCAGTCGCTCGGCTCGGCCTCAGCGGCACCGCCACCGTCCAGGTCAACGAGCCGGATCTCGCGACCACCGATACCCGCGTGCTGATCGGCGGCGACGTGGTCCAGGGTGCCAACATCCGTGCGCTGGCCGAGGCGTTCCACGACTCCTCGAGCCGCAGCCTCAAGGCGGGCAAGGAGCGGGTCGCCCGCATCGAGACCACGTACGCCGAGGACCGCACGCTGACCGGCAAGATCAACGCGGACACCCGGCTGGTCGACTCGTTCGTCAGCCCGGAGGCCGTGGTGGCGGCGGGCGGTTGCTGCTCGCTCCCGCAGCCGATCTACAGCAACCCGGTCAACGGCAGCACCGATCGCCCGATCAAGGGCGCGCTGCCGACGCTGGGTGCGACGCGGGGCAAGTTCTCGTTCTTCCCGGCCATCTGCCTCCCGGTGGACGGCTTCGGGGTCTGGACCTGTGACGACGACGAGGCCGTCGACGAGAGCGACCCGGAC